CAACAAGCAAAGTAAATGTCAAAGCAAGGGTGATTCCTAGATATTGAACATGACGTGGAAAATAACCATACCAATAAGCATATACCATACGAACACTCCTGTTCTCGAAAAAACGAGTAGGAGTCCAATTCGCAATTGGTAATAAAAATGGATTGGTAAATTGTTCCAGTCTATCAAACATATCAGAATAAGTGTATCCCGCAGAAAATGAATCAACAAATTCACGGGCTTTGTTCCGAATATATTCTCCAGACTGTTTGCCATATCTATATCTATCGGGCTTTCGAAGATCTTCCTCAAACTTCATTTCTTCGATCTCGGCAGCCGTGGGTGCATCCCAGTGCGTGTTCTTTCCGCGTCCAAAGTTAACAGCAGGTTTCACATGTTTAGCCGGCACGTATGGCGACTCAATGTATGTAACCTTATGTTCTTCCTCTCCACACAAGCAAATTGTTTTGTGAGATTTGCATCCCTCACAAAATGCGAGTTTCTTAGAAAGATTACTGTTCTTTGCAACTAAGCGTTTTTGTTCAGCAAAATGTCTAGACGAATCAACGTTAACAAATTTCATTACTGTAAAAATATCAACGCCATTCAATTCAACACCATTCCAAACAAGTGTTTTCCATCCAATTGAATCAGGCTTTCCTTTAGTCTTGCTAGGAATAGGATAAGCTTTTTCAACATGGAAATACCACAAATCTGGAACGTCTGGGATATTGTCTTTACCGTAAAATTCTTCAACTTTTCGAGTACAAAGCATGTTGTTCTCAGCAAATTGAGGTTTCACGGTGGTGGTCAAAATAACATTAGCACGACGTGCAATAGACACTGGCTCATTTGAATAGGTATGAGCACAAAAATCTTTTACATTAGTGGTGCATACGACAACTTTTGGCTGGATAGAAACCTTACCTTTCAGTTCAGCTTCTGCCATATTGGCATACATTTTAACATTATTGACTAGTTCTAGGATTCGTACTGTGGGAGCAGTTTCCACGAAGTCGGCTTTGGTATTACCAACATCGTCCAAGAAAACTCCCATAATCGAAGATTTGTAATTTGACATGTACTTGTCATGTTCATTTAACACAATCATCGATTCATCATCAGCACGAAATCCATTGAAGACTAAAGTACCTACCATTAGCAAAGGGCCAACGGTAGATTTACCAACACTTGATTTTCCAAAAATACCGATACAGTATGGTTTCTCTCGAATACCACCTGATTGTCGATACTGTTGAAATGTGCCGTGCAAATCTTGTAATTTAGTCAATCGGTCTTGCAATTGCTTCTTAATCAGAGTACTTTTCACAGTTTTGTATAAGCGCTTACCCAAATCAATGGTATCAGCATACAATTTCTCTAAATCGTTCTCATCAATAGACAACATTGCAAGATTCCGGGGCGAGCAAAATCAGCGTATTTGCGACATTTGAGATAATTGTCATCAAATTTACGCATCTCGTGCTCTCCATATAATAAAGGTTTGATCGATCCAGTGCGAAAACTCTCATAGCCACCTTCAACAAAGTAGGTAACTGTAGAAAGAGAAGCATCCATTAGATCAAAAGCACTGACGTGCTTGGGAACAGATAATTCCGAAAACATCTGAAGTCCAGCAACATCTGTATTCATTGAAGCAGCATTCACAAGTCCTGCTCCTATCAACAAAGACAGAAGTTTCGAAATTTTCTCAAAACCTTCATTATTTACGGCCAATTTCCAATTGCTGTTAATAAGACGTAGGGTTTGAAGCCATGCAGCTTCATCACCCAAAGGTGTCTCATTTTCTTTCTCTTCTTCATCACTCTTCTCACCAGCTTGAATCTTGTACAACTCGATCTTGTCGAGTGCAAAAATGTCCTGAATGCATTGAATAACAACAGAACTAAGCGAAGTATCAAAATGTGATTTAACAAAAGAAAGTACAGCAGCTAGAACGCCGCGCCACGATTTACTATCTTGGACAGAAACTAATAAAAGAAGTAAAGCCTCAACTTCCTTCTTTATAGCTTCTTCATTTCCAATAACAGCAGACGTGACTTCGCGCTTCACAAAATCAGTGGCAAGACGTCGTAAACCTTGCGGTCTGTAAACATCTTTGAATTTGCGTCGAGACTTTTTGGATTTACGATTCATTTTCAATTCTCGCTTCCGTAAACGTCTCAATCTTCTTGCCTCAGTGATAAGTGCAGCAGTTTCTTCAATGCATAAATTGCGGTACCCAACAAAGAGCATCCACAAATACATGAATAAAATCTGCACATCATAACGAAGTAAGAAAGCACGAATGTAGTCCCAATCATCATTCCACCAATGTAAAAGTCCAATTGCAATAATCGGATAAGTAAAATTGGTGGTCAAATGATTGAAACATGAATAGGTTGTGTTGCGAAGCAAGTAATATGCGATCATGCAACAACTACGTCCAATTCTCATTAGCTCACAAAAGAGTGCGAGCAAGAAAAATGGGAAGCGGTACGTGGCAAGTACCAGGGCCATGAAAGAGTCCTTAAAGCGGTTTCCCTCCGCGGTTGGTGATGTCATGGCTGACAAATACCTCACAGATGTGTCAATAATCTGCAAGGGGTCTAGCTCCTACCTGAAGCCATCCAGGGGTCTGGGAATCTTGTTGTTTTTATTGTGGATTTCCCTACACAATTTTCTCATTCTAAAGTGTTCATCGAATCATTTCAATACACAGTGAATACACTAACTAAGGTGTCGGCCGGATTGCCAAATCCGTTTAACAAAAATCAGTTTCTTAGTCTAGCTTATTTGCTTGCTAATACACAGCAGTAGTCGAGGATGTCTGGTCAATTCTCTTATCGTCAAATTACCAGATCAATTACTTCCTATAGTAACCTCTCTATCGTGTGCCTCGGGCAAATTTATAGCTAATAACTTCAGGAATACTGATCCCCATGCTCTTTCGGAGTCATGGAATGTATATACCTCCCCGCGCTCTTGGGTTCGGGTCTCTTATTACCTTGTAAGTCCAAAGTGCTCACAGTGTTTTACGTTATTACAAAATTAATAACTAAAGAAGAGTGGATAAATGCCTCATAAAAAGAGTGCTCGAAAGGAACTTAATCCTGAGCAATACTCTTATAAATTTGGGAAAATACCCGGTGGTTGCCAACCTGTCCCGAAGGACATAATGATTTCATCTGTTGCACATACAGAATCATAAATCATTAAGCAATCTTACCAGTTTGTCAGACTGGTTTGAGTTGTGCGGACTCGGGCACCAGAATTTTCGTTAATACAGTTTCTGATATACTGTTACATTTCGTTGTTCAAACAATTACTAGTCTCTGACTAGTCGAAATAAGGGGGCGTCGTAACGCCCCACATATCTCCGTCGATCGAAAATAGCAGGCGATTTAACGCCATTAGTTTGGTGAGTTCGAAAACTCACAACTAAATGTATAACCTCGTACACGC